GGGGCGTAGATAAAAGTTCGGGTTTTTCCGATCTTCACATAATTTAGAGGGCGTCGTTCGTCCTTGAGGCAAGAGATCCAGAGAGAATCTATGCGTTTGTTATCAAGGGCTAATGACTCTCGAGTATGGAATCGATCCAAAAGGATTGGATCTTTTATCCACCGGTCGGGAGCTTCTCCTTCGAAAAGGTAAGCTTTTCCTTTGGATCGAGCGGGGCGAGTTAACACATATGGATAGCCAGGGGAGGTATCAAAGTTTAAAGGCTCGCAATGTTGAAGTGCGGGCTTTCCATTAATAGATTCATTGTCGGTGGCGATGAATCTCTCATTTTTGGCAAAAGTGGATAGTATAATATGTTTAACATGGTCGACAGCGTGTCGCAATAGTTCAGGGTCTAGCGGTTGGGCAGGACGTCCGAATTTCTCACAACCGTTGACGATCATAGATGTCGGGGCGGCGAGGCGGGGGTCGGTGGGCGTCAGGCAAGCAGGTTCGGTGGTATGCAGATAAACTAGATCGTGTAACGGTGAAGGTACAATCTCAGATTTATCTGGTGCACGGGGACAGAGTGATGGTGGCAACACTCCAATAGGCGTAAAGTTACCCTGCGGAATAACTCTAGCCTTTTCGAGGTCTAATAAATCAGACATCATCCCCATGCTTTGGGTGGACTGCGCAGCAGATGGAAAAGTGGCTAGGGCGCGTTGGATGGATTCGTAAGTAATTATCTCGGATTGACCAAGATTTTTGGATGCGGAACCGGCTACGTGCATTGCAACGATCTTATTTTGCATGCGTGGATTATGAGCTATCAATAGAGAGCCGCACATCCCAGGCCAACTAGCAACTACATATTACCAACCATGAAAGAGGGTATAACCGTCTTTATGGTCAAGAACATTATAGTCGACAGGTCGGATGAGAGGTTTGGCTTCTACGCAATGAGCTAGCGGAAATGGTTTGTTTGGGGTGGGATTCAAACTAATCAGATCCGCTTCAAAGCGTTGATAATAGTCAATATCCTTTTCTCGAATGAAATGTTCGGTGGAGTCTCGGGCTGGCTGTATACGATTGGTGAAAAGGTAAATGACGGCGTCTTTGGATTTGCCGTCAGTAGTAGTCAAAGAAACAAGGCGTGTTCGATCGAAAATGTCCGGATGGGATACTTCGGTAGGGTGGGTCAAGAGAATACGATAAGTGGAATCAATAAGGGAACCGTTAGGTTGCACAAACAGATGATGAGGTGCAAGAACGGCGGTTCCTTTTAACATGAAACCACAAACAGTAGACTCAAGTCCGTCAGGTGAAATGACGGATAAGCGAACCATGTTGGGC